TTATGCGTTTTTTGGGGTAGCTTGCGATTCGTTGCTCAACCGTTGCACAACCTTTACAAGGTCATTATAAGTCGGCAATTTGTTAACCGCCGCCACTAAATCAGCCGTATCTTTATGCGTGTAAATTGATTGTGTGATATTGGCAGCTAGGCTGTGCCCTAATATACGCTTGATGATATTTTCGTCAATGCCGCACGCATCGGCAAACGTGGCGAACGTATGACGCCCGTCATGTGGACGGTGCCCGTTGGCTGCCGAAATCGCTAGCCGATATGTCTTATAGGCCGGCATAACCTTGCCAAGAGTAGCGGCTTGCTTAAATTTAGCCTTAGCGTAGGCATCAGTCAATAAGGGGACGATGCACTCGGCAATAGGGATAATTCGATTCTTCCCGGCTTTAGTTTTGACGCCGCCTATCATATATCGTTCCTTTAAATGGATATTATCAAGCTCCATATTGACAAGTTCGGCCGGACGCATGCCCGTGTAAATATAAATAAGTTGCCATTTAGACATTTTGTCATTGGCTTCCCATAAGTCAACTATTTCGGCCGGCGTATATGGCTTGTGAATTCCTTCCTTATTCTCCGGCTCTGGTGGCAACACTAGGAGTGAGGGGTAATTAGTGAGTTTTATGTCATTCTTAGCGGCCGCCCTATAGGTGCCGTTTAAGCCTTTTAGTATAACCTTAATAGTAGAGCGGCTCATGTGACTATGAGCATCAATGATGCGTTGCAAATCGGCGAGCCGTATATCGGTAATCTGCCGTTTAAATAAATGTTCTACCCGTGGGCGTGCGGCAGTGTACGGCTTAAGCCCTACGCCGGCTCGTTTCTTGTCCTCTAGCATCCATTCCCAACATTGCCCAAATGTTATGTCTTGACGAATACATTCCGCCGGATTGCCGTTATAATTCTTCAAACATTCCTGGGCTTCCTTTGCCGTTCTAAATGTGCCGACTGTCTTGCGGATCGCCTTGCCTTCGTCTGTATAATCAATCGTAATCACTACTCGGTAGGGATTTCTTAAATTCTTATGTTTCATTTTGTAAATACTGCCGGTGCCGTTGGCTCGTCGCATAAAAAATCACGCTCCTTGTCTAATTTTGGGTATGGTTAATAGACTTAGAGCGTGTTATAATTTAATTACTGTAGATATGGCGCTCTAAGTGCTGTATTGGTGTCCCTCATTCCGTTGCCGCGGGGTGGGGGATTTTTTATTTAATTAAATCTTCCATTCATGGCCACATTTTAAGCATTTGCCTTTGAGTTTATTTTTGCCCATGAATCCGGCGGCGATACCTAAAGGGCCGGCCAACACACCGCCAACAATGGCCTTGCCGCCGCTAAACCCTTTCTTGTTAAATTCGATATGCACCGAGCCACATTTCGGGCATCTCAATTCACCGTCATCTTGAGGCTGTTCTATTGTAATTCCTGTTTTAAAAGCAAGAATTATCTTCTTTAACTCATCGTCATACTTCCAATTACCGACGTTAAAAGTCGCCTTAATCATTCCGGCACCCGTCAGCGTTTTAACCGCCTCTATTGCACGTTGCTCGGCTTGTGCTTTTTCTTCGGGCGTTCCGTCGTCAAAAAAGCCCGTTTTAATGACAACTTCGGCGACGTTGATAGTAACGCCGTTTATTTTTTTTGGATAATGCGGCATTTGTTGAACCGGTTGTACCTCTTGTATTGGTTGTACCTCTTGAGTTTGCACCGCATCACCTGTAGGCGTTCCGCAATTTGAGCAAAACCTTGCCCCTTCGTTTAATTGAGTACCGCAATTTTGACAAAACACAAATAACCCCTCCTTTTATACTACATGATAATAATAATTTATATTCTCTAACTCTTGGTTGAGATAGTCGGATTCCCTAAGCATACGCTCCAATAATGACGCTTTTTCAAACTTTGAAAAGTCGTCTTTTTTTATATGCGTAATCTCGTGGAGCAGTGCCTTTTTTGCCCGCTCTTCGCATAGTTTGTTATTGATAGCTATCGTATATGTTCCGTCGTCGTTCGGCGTCGTTACGGCGTCAATTCCGTACTCTAAACGGGTAATTATTATATTAATGTTCAATCGTCGCTCCCCTTTTCTTGCGATTTTAAAAACTTGATATATTCGTACGTCTTTTGCATGGATTCCTTTGAAATGTCTTTCGCCGCAGAAAATAATAATTTCATTTCGGGATTGGTTCTAACCATTTCAGCGTATTCGGCGGCGTCCGGATTGTAGTAATAGCCCTCTTGACCTTTATATTTATTCTCTATCAAATCAGCCTTTGAAACCTTGAAATAATTAGCTAGCATCTCGATTTTATCGATACGCGGATAATTCGTGCCATTCTCCCAGCTTGCAAACGTTGTATATGAAACGCCCAATGCCTTGGCAACGTCATTGCGCGTTTTGTTATATAAATTCATATAGAATTTTAAATTTTTAGAGAATATTGCTTTATTGCCCAAGTCGCTCATGATGTTACCTCCTTTGTGATTTAAATTTTACAGTAAAATTGTAAAAAAATCAATATAAATATGAAAAATTACAGTTTAACTATTGACACTACATTTAAACTGTAATAAAATTTATTTAGAAAGACAGGAGGTGAAAATCATGGAAACTGTCGACACTAGAAAATGGACGTTGAAAGCGGCACGCGTCAACAAAGGTTACAAACAAGAAGATGCCGCTAAATTGCTAGGGATTAGCGTTTATACCTTAATCAATTATGAATTGGGGCGTAGCTTCCCGGACGTTCCTGTAATTGAAAAAATCGAAAAAGTGTATGGTATTCCATATCATTTGATTAATTTTTTAATCTAAAATTACAGTTTAAATGTAATTTGATGATGAAATGAAAAAAGAAAAAACAAAAACGCCCGAACCGGAATTAAATCCGGTCAAGGCTTTGAATTGCGAGCGTAAGATTTGCCACCAATGTGGGGCAGAGGTAACAAACCGCAAAACCTACAAGATATTTGATAGGCAGTGCGGCGTTATCGAGGTGTGTGCATTGTGTCAAGCAAAGGCGAGGAGGTGAACAATATGAACACACAGGCAAGCGTCAAGGAGGCCGCCGGCATCCTTGGAATCAGCGAGCAAGCTGTAAGAATCGGCTTGCAACGTGGCAAGTTTGATATATTCGGTCGTGCCATTGACATGACAGGCAAGGGCAAACGGTTCAAATATGTAATATTTCGGGCACCATTGCTTAAGTTTGTGAACGGTGATTGGACTGTTCAAGAAATCGGGAAGGAGGGGTAAAAATGGACGAAAAGAAAAGTCGTAATGATAACAACTGGGGCGCAAGGTTTGAAATTAATGTAGAAGTCCCGATTGAATCTTTAGAACCCGATGAACTCGAACGATGGGTTGAACGGTTAGCGAAAATACAAAAAGAGTACAGCTGCAACTGCACTCTTAATGTTAAGGGTTAGTCTTCTTCATCCATTAACTCAATGAGTTTTTTGTAAATAACTTCTGTATACTCAGGTAAAGTTTCAGGGGTAACAGAGTTGGAATCAGCACTTGCTTTAGCTGTTACTATTTGTGCTGATAAATCTAAAGAAGCTTTTAAAATATCGCTTTTACGTATCATATAATCACCTCCCTTCGAGATGATTATAACACGCAGAATGAGAAGGAGGTGATAAAAATGAATTTGCAAAATGAGTTGATATTAAAGCGAATGGGGATCCTTTTTGATATTCGCAATAAACTGATTGTCTTTAATAAAAAAGAAGCTCCTTTAACTAGAGAGTATAAGGAGCTTGATAGAGTAATAATTAATTTAATAAAGAAAGAATCTAAAGGCCTATCTGATTAAGGATAATTTTAGATGCAACTGTTTTGACAAGGCTTAACGATAAGGAAGAGCCTGCAGCCGAAAGCTTTTCTTTTGTCTTTGTCCAAATGCTGTCATCTCTAACTGAATCTAAATAGTCGCAGCCATCACTGGTTAACCAATTTACTAGCAATTGGGGATAACGATACCCAATGCAAGTGACATCAGTTGCATCAATGTAACCAGAGTCATCTAAAAGATATAAGTGATAATCGATAATATCTTTATTTTCATTCAAATGAAGAAAGTCGTCTGAACTTAACTCATTATCTTCTGAGTGATTTTCGATGACTAATAGCATATTTCTAATTAAATCTAAATCACGCTTCATATAATCACCTCCTCTCAAGGTGATTATAACATGAATTAGGAGGTGCAAAAATGAATAACCTTGATACAGTGTTGGGCGCGTTGAGGCTTGAAATGATTAAAGCCTTTCAGCGTTACCCGGAATTACTTAAAGAATTTGAAGTCTGGAAGGCGTCTCAGAAAGGAGGTGAGAAAAATGAGCGTAACGGGGTTATTAGTTAAGAGTTTCGCACTCGGTATGGCGTTTATGGCGTTATTGCTAGTTAGCTATTACTACATGAGCCTTAAGCCTAAGCCTGAAACCATGGACGAAACGCCTGAAATTAAGCCATACGCACCGCCAAAGGCGCGCGCCTATAATTGGGCTAAGGACAATCGGCACGGAGCATTTAAGGCAAAATAAAAGCCCTCAACCATGGCCGTGGTTAAAGGGCTACCAAAACAATTTCTATTATTAGTATAACACAGGAGAATCATAAATGATATACAAAAAGGTATTTGACGCAAAAAAAGCGACAAAAGAAGATTGGTTGCGATTTAGAAAAACGGGTATTGGTGGCAGTGATATGGCTGCTATTATGGGGCTTAGTAAATGGAAATCGCCATTAGATATTTGGCTTGAAAAGACGACTGATGAAGTTGATGAAGAAGAATCACGCTTTATGTATTGGGGCAATAAATTAGAGGCCTTGGTTGCGGAAGAGTTCTCTATTCGTACCGGATATAGTGTTCGTAATAATAACTATACATTACAATCTATTGAACATCCGTTCTTACTGGCGAACATTGACCGGGATATTGTGGGTATTGATTCTGGTCTTGAATGTAAAACCGCAAATGCATTTAAACGTGATGAATGGGAAGGCGATCAAGTACCGGATGCATACTATATCCAATGTCAGCACTATATGGCGGTTACAGGGTATTCCTCTTGGTGGATTGCTTGCTTGTGCGGTGGTAATGAGTTCTTTTATAAGGAAATTCCAAGAAATGAAGACGTTATTACAGCCATTATTGATACGGCTCGAGAATTTTGGAATATGGTTGAACAGCGTGTTATGCCGGCGGTAGACGATTCCGAACGGTGTAATAAATTACTTAAAGAAATGCATAAGATTAGCAACGGCAAAACGATTGATTTACCGGATACAGCAACAATTTTTATTAAGCAATACAAGTCAGCCGATAAAGCAGAAAAAGAAGCAAAGGCATTAAAAACAGAAGCGCAGAGTCAATTATTTAGTCTGCTAGGGGATAATGAACAAGGCTTTGTAGATGCGTATACCGTTAATTGGACGCAAGTGGCAGGACGAAAAACCTTTGATAAAAAGCGTTTTGAGACAGACTATCCGCAATTGGCGAAAGAGTACACAGTACAAGGTGAACCTACAAGAAGATTCAGCATTAAAGGATAAAGGAGCAGAATATTATGGCATCAACAAGTGGAATCACGTTAAAAAATAACAGTCTTAAACCATCAACTAAAGAACCGGTAACATTAAGCAGTATGTTAGCATCTGAGGATGTTAAAAAACGTTTTAATGAATTACTGGGGAAAAAATCACCCGGCTTTATCACCAGTTTATTGTCAGTGGCCAACAATAACAAACTGTTAGCCAAAGCAGACCCCAAGACAATTGTTGCAGCCGGAGCCATGGCGGCTGCCTTAGATTTACCGATTAACCAAAATTTAGGATATGCCTATATTGTTCCGTATGGAGGTGAAGCACAGTTTCAAATGGGGTATAAGGGGTATATTCAGCTCGCTATGCGAACCGGCCAATATAAGACGATTAACGCTTGTGAAGTATATGAAGGCGAGATTGTTAACGAAAACCGTTTCACCGGTGAGTTTGAATTTGGTGATCGTACCGGTGATGAGATTATCGGTTATATGGCATACTTTAAGCTTATTAACGGCTTTGAAAAGTATATTTTTATGAATATGAAAGACATGCAAGCACATGCGCGTAAGTATAGCAAAAACTATAAAGGGGGTACTGATAAATGGGGCATTGCAGACTTTCATAGTATGGCGATTAAAACGGTACTTAAACGCTTAATCAGTAAATATGGCATCTTATCAATCGAAATGCAAGCGGGATTGACAACGGCCATGGAAACAGACGGCGGAATCATTAAAGACAATGACGGTAGATTAGAAGCCGACTTTGACACGATTGAAGTAGAGGGTACCTATGTTCATTCAGAAACAGGGGAGGTTATTGAAGATGCCTATGCTTCCAATGAGTTAACAGAGGAAGAAAAAGCCGCTATTATTGCAGCTGAACAAGAAGAATCATAATAATATTTGGCATGGTATACGGTAAGTTGCTTTTATAGTGACTTACCGATATCCAAAAGGAGATTATATGAGTAGACCCCGAAAACCGGGCATTCGGTATTTTCCTTTGGATACGGATTTCTTTGAAAATAAAAAGGTAAGGAGACTTACTAGAGCATTCGGAGCAATTGCCGCCTCCGTACTAGTCAACCTGCTATGTACTATCTACAAAGATAAAGGGTATTACATGCGGTGGGATGATGAGACGCTGGCTTTTCTGGCTGATGAACTTGGTCTTAAAGTTGGCACTGTGCGAGAGATTGTCGTGAAGGCGATTCAAGTGGGATTCTTCGATGCGAATATGGCGAATCTATTTGGTACTGATGAGATGAGGTCCAAAGGAGATTACAACGGCATACTTACTTCCATTGCGATTCAAGAGCAGTACTTTAATACTTGCAAACAATCAAAAAGAAGTGAGGTATGTTACGACGCAAGATTTCTGCTCATTTCCATGAAACCGTATGAAAAAATAGTTAACTCTGGAGAAAACTCAATTAACTTCAGAGAAAATGAAGTTAACTCCGGAGAAAGTACACAAAGGAAAGCAAAGGAAAGCAAAGAATATACTACTACTTTTACCAGTGAAGATTTGAAATTAATTTTTCAAAATTATATTGAAAACGGATTCGGTGCTATATCCGGATTGTCTAAAGAGATATTGATTGATGATGCCAATACGTATGGTATAGCTTGGTGTAATGCAGCTATGGAAATTGCTGTTTCATGCAATAAAAGAATGTGGGCCTATGTAAGAGCCATATTGAAACGATGGAATAGTCAATATAATTTGTCAGAAAAACCATGGGAGGTGGAAGCAAGTGGAACATGTAAGCAAAGTCACGCACAATTTAAAAAAGATGTGCGAGCAGTATCATCAAGTGGCAATGGAACGGGAGCGGTTGACTGGACAAATGACCCCGACCATTTCTAAGCCGATAAATTGGGAGTATTACGGCATATATAAACGATTTCAACATGTTGAGTTGGAAACTATGGATATAGCTGCTGAAAATGCAAATGCATTTGAAATTATCAAAGAATATGCAAGAAATATTGTAGAAAACCTTAATCAAGGATTAGGGCTTATTATTAAAGGTCCTGTTGGAACCGGAAAGACTACGGCTGCGATTGCCATTATGAAAGAAGCAGTTAAGTATAAGAAAAGCCCTTATTTTATATCTATGATTTCACTTTTAGATAAGTTGATGAGTTTTAGAGACCAAGAGGAGCGTTATGAATTTGAACAACGAATCCAAAACTATCCATTATTAGTATTAGACGATTTAGGCGGTGAATACATTGGCAAAAATAAGGAAGAGAGCTGGATGCTTAAGCGTATTATGTCAATCATCGCCGAACGCCATCAGCGTTCAAAATCGATAATTATTACAACCAATTTACCAATTAAAGAATTAGCGGAACGATATGATCAACGTGCTATTGATAGAATACGTAGCACGAATCAAATCATAACATTGCTTGGTGAAAGTTTACGAAAAGAAGAATGGAGAAAATCATGAACTCAGTACAGATATTAGGAAATTTGGCTCGTGACCCTGAAGTGCGCTTTACTAAAACAGGTAGAGCTGTAGCATCATTTACAGTGGCTGCGACAAATACATATTTTGATTCAAATTCTAATGAGCAGAAAGAACAGACTGCTTTCATAAATTGTGTAGCTTGGGGAAAACAAGGGGAATCCGTTGGTAGTCTGCGTAAAGGAAGTCGTTGTTTCGTTGAAGGGCGTTTGAATACCCGTTCTTATGAAACGCAGGATGGGCAAAAACGCTATGTAACTGAAGTAGTAGCTAACTTTGTTGGAGTATCTTTGAATGCTCCGATAAGTGAAGCATCTAATTTTGATAGCTTTGAAAAACAAGAGGAAAATATACCGTTTTAACGAGGTGCTAAATGGGAGCGAATAAAAAAATCAAATGCGAGTTGTTTCATGACAACTTTCAAAATTATAAACGATACGGAATCCCGCGGGCACAGTTAGTTATTGCTGATATTCCGTATAACTTGGGCGTGAACGCCTACGGAAGTAGCCCTCAATGGTATATTGATGGCGACAACAAGAACGGCGAGAGTGCAAAAGCCGGCAAGTCGTTTTTTAACACGGATTTTAATTTCAATATTGCCGAATATTTTCATTTCTGCAATAGGTTATTGAAGAAAGAGCCGAAAGAACGAGGGCAAGCCCCTTGCATGATTGTATTTTGTAGTTTTGAACAGATGCAAATGGTGATTAAATACGCCGAAAAGCACGGATTTAATCATTATACACCGATAACGTACATCAAAAAGCATAGCGGGCAGGCGCTAAAAGCGAATATGAAAATAGTCGGCGCCACTGAATATGCCCTCGTGCTATATCGCGATAAGTTGCCAAAATTCCGTAACGGGTGCCAACGAGATGAAAACGGCAAGGCAATCCGCGGAACCGGGAAAATGATATTTAACTGGCAGGAGTGGCAACGTGATGGGAAGGATATTCCGAAAATTCACCCAACGCAAAAGCCGGTTAATGTAATCAAAAAACTGATTGAAATCTACACCGACCCCGGCGACGTGGTAATTGACCCGGTGGCCGGCAGTGGTACAACGTTACGAGCAGCCCGAGAATTAGGCCGCCATAGTTATGGTTTCGAGGTTTACAAGCCATTTTATGAAGCGGCAAAAAAAGAAATGATAAACCCGAAAATCTTTGAAGATAAACAAATAGACTTATTTGAAGGGGTGATGTAAATGAGTAAATTTCCGGAGTGGTTAGAAAACACTCATCGATATAGAGAAACTGACGATTTTAATTGCTACCGGATAACCGGCGAAACGCGCGAGGTTGTTCCACCGGTGCGCATTAACTATAAGAATAGTGCGATGCCAATTAGTTGGAGCGTGGAAGAATGCGACGAATACGGCGACGAGGTAATGAACAATGATGATTATTAACGGCCGGCCGACAACTAAGAAGAACAGCGGGCGCATAGTGCGATTTGATGGCAGAACGAAATTTATTCCGTCCGCTGCATACGATGAATATGAAACGGCTGCACTATGGCAATTAAAATCGTATCGCGAACACTATGAAGGGCGCTTGGTTGTAACTTGTCATTATTATATGCCAAACCGGCGCAGTTGGCCGGATTTAATCGGGCTACTACAAGCGACGAGCGACATACTTGAAAAAGCGGAAATTATAAACAATGACCGCGACATTGTGAGTTATGGCGATAGCCGTATCATGGGCGTTGATAAGGAACGGCCACGCGTTGAAATCACAATAGAAATAGAACAGGAATAGGGGGCGAATAGGTGATGTTTGATGATGTCAAACTAGACGAGCAAACAATACAACGCATAATCGCGAGCGATTACGCTAGGCGCTCCATTCCTAGCGTGCCGAATGTGCAAATAATGAGAAAACCGTTACTAGATAGCAACGGCGTTGTACTCATGGGAAACGGATATTATGAAGCGGATTTGTTCGTTCTAAGATTAGGCGTTAACGAACGCATGACGGAGTTTGAAATTAAGATTTCAATTGAAGACTTCCGGCGTGATTTCAAAAAATACCACTACCACGACGGCGCATTCGTTGATTTGTTGTATTATGCGATGCCTGATGAAATGTTTAAAAAACACCGAGAAGAAATTATTCGGACTATACCGGATTATGTACATGTTGCGAATTAAAAAGTGAAATTCGGCGCCTTATGCGCATTGGTTGTACGCGTTGGTGCTATGGGTGCCACGCGAAATATTAACGAAATAGGGGGAATTATGAGCGTATTTGAAGTTATTAACGTTCTAGATATTGTCGATATGATTGTAGATTTTGAAGAAATTCCACTCAATGGAAGAACGGTAAAACTAAGGAATGAAATTAAATACAAAGAGTACGATTTATATCTAGGCAAACCGGGAGCATTGAAAAGATTAGAAGAAGCAGTAAAAGCATATTATCAATACGGAATCGAATGCAGAAAGAAGGCACAATATGAAACTGAAATTTAAGAAATTAAGAGATGTAAAAACGCCTACATATGGAACGGAAGGCGCTGCATGCTTTGATTTATATGTCCCAGATGACATTGAATATAAGTTAATGAAAGGTTATGACACAGGCATAAAAGTGCCGTTAGGGTTAGAGGTCGAAGTGCCAGAGGGTTATGCATTATTTATTGTGCCACGTAGTAGCATAGGCGTAAAAACACCGTTAAGACAGTCAAATAGCGTAGGGATAATTGATAGTGATTACCGTGGAGAAATTGTAGTAATTTTAGATAATTTAAGTGGTAAATCGTGGATTGTTGGAGCAGGTGAAAGAGTAGCACAAGGATTTGTTTTACCAGTACCAACTGTGGAATTTGAAGAGGTTAAATTATCCGCCTTAAATATTGAACAACATGTAAATGTTCAGTTTAAGAGTTTAAGGCGGAGAAAGGGGTAGAATTATGCACGCACCAATGAGCATGCACCGACTGCAAGCGACAAAAGAAACTATAGAGAACATTCTCTTTAATTTGGGTGAAATTAGAATATTTTTGAATGAGTTGAATTTTGATTTTGCAAGATTGAGAAGTGATAGCAATGGTAGGTTTATGATTTCATATGAGTCTTTGGAGGGGGAATTTATATTGTTAAGGCATCAAATAAAAACGGTGGAGAAAATTATTGATGACGAAATAAAGGATAGAACAAAGAAGGGGTAAATTATGGAGATTAATTTCAAACCTGGCACGCTAGAAGTTATAGTATTTGCCTTAGTGCTAGTCACTATATTAATCATGGACTATTGGAGGCGTTAAATGTACGGGAACGAGTTGATTGTAGATAGCTTCGCCGGTGGCGGCGGTGCAAGCCTTGGGATATATCAAGCGACTGGCGTAGAGGTTGACATTGCTATCAATCACGATGCGGCGGCGATTGCCATGCACGCAGCTAACCACCCGACAACTAAGCACTACACCGAGGATATATGGGAAGTTGACCCTCGTGAGGCATGTCAAGGGCGTAAGGTTGCCCTTGCGTGGTTCTCGCCGGACTGCAAGCATTTTAGTAAGGCGAAAGGCGGGAAGCCTTTGGACAAGAATATTCGAGGGCTTGCATGGGTGGCGATTCGCTGGGCTATGCTTGTGAAACCCCGTGTGATTATGTTGGAAAATGTCGAAGAATTCCAATCATGGGGTCCGCTAGACGAAGAAGGCAAACCAATCAAAGGCAAGGCCGGCATGACGTTCAAGAGTTTTATTAAAGCCCTCAACGGGCTCGGCTATGAAGTCGAATACAAGGAAATGACGGCTTGCGATTACGGCGCCCCGACGAAACGGAAACGGTTTTTCTTGATTGCTCGATGTGATGGCTTACCAATCGTATGGCCTAAACCTACCCACGGGCGAGGCTTGAAACCGTACCGGACAGCAGCCGAGTGCATCGATTGGGGTGTTCCTTGTAAATCGATATTTGGACGCAATAAACCACTCGCCGAGAACACAATGAGGCGAATTTGGAAGGGAGTAGACAAATTTATTATAAATAACCCGAACCCCTTCATAGTTGCGGTTGACGATGAAATGATAGCCCCGACTATTATTCAGTATCACACGGAAACGAACCCAAGAGAGCACCGGGGGCAGTCTATTCAAGAGCCTTTATTTACCATTGACGGCTCCCCTCGATATGGCTTAGTGGCCGCTAAATTAAGCAAAACGGCCACAAGCGAACAAGTAAAGGCGTTCCTTACTAAATATTACGGTTGGGAAGTTGGGCAAAGCCTATTCGATCCGCTCCACACCGTAACCGGTGCCAACCATTTCGGGCTTGTGATAGTCAAGGAGGAGAATTACAACATCATCGATATAGGGCTTAGAATGCTAACGCCTCGGGAACTCGCAAGGGCTCAAGGGTTCCCCGATGATTACAAACTAGAGTTTGACTATCGGGGAAAGAAATATTCAATCAAGGAGCAAGTTAAGAGAATTGGTAATAGCGTAGTGCCGGCAATGGCTAGGGCGTTGGTAACGGCTAATCTAGTCGATAGCGTGGCGGAAAGGGCGAAGGCTTAAACATGGACGAACGAACTAGAATTAAATATTTAGAGCAAGTAGCCGAAAATTTAAAGCCGATTATTGAGTTAATGGGCGAGCTAAAAGGCAAACTCATCAAGTTGGATGATTTGGCTGATATATTGCGGTGGGATAGCGTAGGTCGGTTTCAGTTATACACTGATGATTTACTACTTGAATTTGACAGCGTTAAAAACCAAGCGGAAAAGCTAGAGAATCATATAGAGGTTGAACTTGAAGGGTCAAGACGATGAAAAGGCTAGAAGGGGGGATAAAAATGCATACACCTTTACTTTTAAGAGATTTAAAACGCATAGATGATGAACTACGTTATATCATGTATCAACTCAGCGGTAGCGAAGAATGGTTGAACTGGTTAAATGAACGGCTCGATGAGTTGTTTGAGATTAGCTACGGCAACTATAGTACATCTTGTAGTATCTTAATGGCAGAATTTGAATCAGTAAAACATCAAATCGAGAACATAAGAACAAGTGTAAAGGCGGAAATCGAGTGGCAAAAGAAACGGGGCTAATTATGGACGTGAATTTCAAAGTAGGGATATGGCTGTGTGACGAAGTAGACACGGAACAGTTAAGGGCTCAAATTGAAGACTATATTGAGCATTTAGACGGTGTAGGATTGGCGGAGGTAGTGGAAGATGATTATAGATTTTCAGAATCAGAAAATTAAAACATGCGACGCGGTTGATGTGCTTGTTATCAATTCCCCGAATGCGCTTGAATATGAGATTATGGCGATATTGGAATCGGCAGTCGGGTTATATGCATGCGCCAAAGGTGCAACGATTGACGAAGGAATCGACAATGTGGGCGAGATGTTGCAAAGCTTGAGGGAAAGACTTGTAAGGGTGGAGGATATGCAACATGAAGAAGATTAGATACAGATTCTACTTACCCGATGAATTTCAAGGGTGGGAAACCATCGCAGAGTGGAAACCGGGGCGAATGGATTTTGAAGAGCAACAATTATTGCACCGCTTTGCAGAATTTAAGGAAGTAGTGGAGGGGAATGAATGACACGAGCGTATAATGATCCTACTGGAGACGAAGCAGTTGCAAGAATGACGGCGGAAGAGAATAGGCTAGAGATTGTTATCAAGATAATAAAGCTAGTGTGTAAGCTTGGTGGATTTAAGATAATGCAACGCATTAGCTTAGAGGATAAAAAGAGCGGTAGGCGTTATGATTAGGAGATGGTTGATTGACGGCGATGGAATGTTTAGAACGGCTTAGGGATATGCAGATAGAGCTACGTAAGCTAGAGCGTGACATAAAAGAGTTAAGAGCAAAACTGTACTCTTTAAAGGCTATTGACTATGGTAAAGAGCATATCAGTGGCGGGACCCCGAAAGATTTAGGTGACCAAATAGCGCATTTTAATGCAAGGTTAAAAGTTGTGCAGAATAAATGGGCAAGATTTGTACGATATAGTGACTTTGTTGATAGTATGATAAATCAAATAGAATCTTGTCAGTTGCGAGCGTTATTACACGAGCGATATATAAACGGAGGTAGTTGGGATCAAGTTGCTGAGGTAGTAGGTGTGTCTAGGCAATGGATAGACCGTCGGATGCACAGGCTGGCAATTAAAGAATTTGAAAAAATTTTTAAAAACAGTTTACAAGAGTTTACAGCAGTTTACAACGAATGTGTTGTATAATGTAAGCTGTAGAAAGAAGCTTAAAGGCTGATAGTTTTACACTTGCTCCTCAAAATTATACCTAGACACAAACCAAGAAGGCACCTGAAAGGGTGCTTTTTTACATGGAAGAGTGCCCAAGTGGATTAAGGGGACTGCTTTGAAAGCAGATAGGCGAGAAATCGCGCGTGGGTTCGAATCCTACCTCTTCCGCCACATTGCTTAGTAGCACAATGGTAGTGCAATCGGCTGTTAACCGATGGGTTACAGGTTCGAGTCCTGTCTAGGCAGCCATATGGACTTTTAGCTTAATGGTAAAGCAACCGCCTCATAAGCGGTAAGATGTAGGTCCGAGTCCTGCAAGGTCCACCATAAAATTATCGAGAGAAAGGAGGCCTGTAATGGCAAAAGGAAAATATCAGCAATGGCTTGAGCCAGATAATTTATTGTTATTGCAGGCTTGGGCTCGCGACGGGTTTACTGACGAACAGATTGCTACTAAGATTGGAATTTCAAAGCAAACTTTTTATGATTGGAAGAAAAAGTATCCTGACTTTTCTGACTCCCTAAAAAAGGGAAAAGAAATAGTCGATATTCAAGTTGAGAACGCCTTATTGAAGAGGGCATTAGGGTACGAGTATGTAGAATATTCAGAAGAATGCAGTGAAGATGGTATTAAGAAAAAGAAAATAGTTAAACATGTAATGCCTGATACCACAGCTCAAATCTTTTGGCTTAAAAATAGACGGCCTGTTTTATGGCGTGATAAGCGTGATGTAGAGATGAGTGGTAATATCAACAATCCATTTGAGGGTGTAAGTACGGCCGACATAAAGAAGTTGATTCAAAATGAATAAGGACGTCATTATTAAACAGGCAAAATTAGAGCTCGCTAGACGCGAGTTTTTTTATTATTGCCACTTAATGGCACCGGACTTTTACAAATCGGATAGAGAGTATTTAGTAACGCTATGCAATGAATTACAATCATTTTTCGATAGTAACGAGCATAACGTACTAATCATGAATATGCCACCGCGGCACGGTAAGAGTAGAACGGCTCAATTATTTGTACAGTGGATTTTAGGAAATGACCCGACACAAAAGATCATGACGGGCTCATATAACGAAACACTATCGACGATGTTTGCTAAGAATGTCAGAAATGCAATTCAAGAGCAAAAAGCCGATGAGGATATTGTTGTATATCGTGATATATTCCCCGGTAGGGCGATAAAACGCGGCGATAGCACCATGAGTTTATGGTCGTTAGCCGGACAATTTAACTCATATCTAGCGACGTCGCCGGGCGGTACTGCTACCGGTTTCGGCTGCTCGCTGATGATAGTCGATGACATTATTAAAAACGCCGAAGAAGCCTATAACGCAAATGTCAAAGAGCAACATTGGGAATGGTTTACAAACACCATGCTTTCTCGATTAGAAGAAAACGGCAAAATTATATTAATTATGACCCGTTGGGCGAGTGATGACTTAGCCGGACGGGCTATATCGCATTTTAAGCATGATACTAAATTTAAGCCTAAAATTATCATGATGAAAGCCTTACAAGACGACGGGCACATGCTATGCGATGAAGTGCTATCGTATGATAGCTACTTGGCGAAGAAAAGAGCCATGGGCGAGGATATAGCAAGTGCTAACTATCAGCAAGAACCTATCGACTTAAAAGGGTGCCTATATACGACACTCAAGACATACGGTTCTCCGCCGGTTAATGATTGCGGACAAAGTTTATTCACTGAAATCAAGAACTATACCGACACCGCAGACGAAGGCGAAGATTATTTATGCAGTATTTGCTACGGCGTGTATAACAAAGAAGCCTATATATTGGATGTCTTATATACCAAAAAAGGCATGGAAATAACAGAACCGGCAATGGCTCGAATGCTTGTACAAAATAGGGTAAATGTGGCTGATATTGAAAGCAATAACGGTGGCCGAGGTTTTGCGCGGTCTATTACTACGATATTGGCTAATCAATATCAAAATAACAGATGCTCAATTCATCCGTTCCATCAAAGCCGGAATAAAAAGGCTCGAATATTATCAAATTCAACTTGGGTAATGGAACACATTTACTTCCCTGTCAATTGGCGGGATAAATGGCCGGAGTTTTATGATGCTGTTACAAGGTATCAACGGGAAGGCAAAAATAAACACGATGACGCACCGGATGCACTCACGGGAGTAGCTGAATACTGTTGTATGGGCGGCATTCAGGGCGGTCATATTAATACTTACTAAAGGAGGCCATAATGGCGACAAATCGAAAGAATGAAATGTATAAGCTATTGCATGACGCCTACTATGGCGACGGGCAGTTTTACGATGGCTCGGCATTGATTAAGCATGCGAGGGAATCGAATAAGAACTACGCACGGCGTAAGAAATTGGCGTACTACCTTAACTATGTCGGGCCGATTATCGACAGCACTGTATTGCCGGTATTTAATGATGAGATCAAGCGAGATTATCGCGACACAGCGAAATTTAAAATGTTTCTTGATGACGTTGACCGAGTAGGCACTAACTTACAGGACTTCATGAGCCGGCAAGCAGTCGCCGCCAAACTATATGGCGTTGTATATATTCTTGTGAATAACGAGGCAACACTCGGCGAATCAGAGGCCGACAACCTGAATATGAGGGCGTTGCCATTCCTCACAGCCATCGAGCCGAAGAATGTAACGGGGTGGCACTTTAACGAACGAGGCCGGTTGATTGATTTCAGTTATGAGGGCGTCTATTACGATGATGATGGGTATCATGTCCGCAAGTACAAATGGACAATAGACGGTTGGGAGGTTCGAGACGAACACGACCAATTGTTAAGAAGTGGTGAACACAATCTCAAGCGTGTACCGATTGTGCAGTGGTTTGGCAGAAATACAGACCCTCGGCGAGTCTTACCGGCGCCGGAGTTTATTTCAATCGCTAAGACTAACTATCATATCTACCATTTGTGCAGTTTGCTCAGTCAAATCAGCGATAATCAAGCGTTTAACATCTTAACTATGCAGAGTGCGGGCACTAACATGACCGATGTAACAATCGGCACCAATAACTTGCTATTATATCCTTCTGATACAAATGCCCCTCAATTTATTGCACCTGATTCGGGACCCGCTGAAGTCCTCATGGAGCAAATCAAAAACTTAGTCGGTGAGATGTATCGCATGAGCGGTTTAAATAGCGTCATTGGCGTTGAATCGGCGAAGTCTGGACTTGCCAAGAAGTGGGATTTTGAGCGGACGAACAAGAACCTTGTTAACTTTGCCGTGCAGTGCGAAAAGGCGGAAAAGGCAATTATTACCCTCTATGAAATGTGGGCGGGTGAAACAGTAAATTATAGTTGTGAATATCCGCGAGATTTTAACATTGACGATGTGGCTGATTGTTTAGCACAGGCACAACAAGCATTTGATTTAGGCATTACAAGTAAGACATTTAGCCTTGAAGTTGCTAAGAAGGTGCTTGAGGCGTATATGCCGAACATTGACCCCGATATCTACGATACTATCATTAACGAGTTGCAAGCCGCCGCCAATGATTTAGAGCAGTCAACCGCCTACGGGAGTGAGCTAGATGACGACCAATCAAATGATTGATGCTTTTGAAAAGAGAATTAAAGAGTTGTTAGATAAGGGGTATACCCCAAAACAAGCCGTTGATATGGCGTATTTGGAGTATCCTATTATGAAAACCTTGCAAGACGAAGTGAAAAAGTCACTGCATCGAATGGCAGAGCAAGGTTATGGCGGTGTATTGGCGGCAAGCGTAATAAGTAAGGGGTTTGAAATGGTGTGGGCTCCCGATAAACTCACTCTATCGGATCGTACGACTAAGGGAGCTAAGGCTGTGCGTGATATGGTGGCTAGCGTGCTGCATCAACAAATGCTAAAGAACGCCAATTACAAGGCTAATGCACTCGCTTTGTTTGACGGTTATGGCTACGGCGGTATTATTCCGGAGCAAGATATACCGGACTTCATGCGAAAACTCATTAAATTAAGCAATGGCCCGAATTATGATAAGCAAAAATACAGAAACGCCATGCGTCAAGTTGAACGATATATCCGACAGCTTAACACGCAAGGCATGAAATACGCTTATAACAAGGTGCTACAGGCGATTGAATCACGCAACAATGAGGCTTTGTTTAAGGCGGTGCATGTGGCGACACAAGAACGAACTCGGTATTTTGCTGAACGTATCGCACGCACTGAACGAGCAAGGGCGTATATTGACGGTTTTTTAGCTAAATGGCAAAACAATGAGGATTGCGTGGCGTATCAATGGAAACTATCGACCGCACACCCCGACTATGATATATGCGACCTATACGCTAATGCTGATCTATACGGCTTAGGGAAAGGCATATATCCCAAGGACAAAGTGCCAACTATCCCTGTTCATCCTCACTGCATGTGCCGGCTCAAGCCTATATTTAAAGGGCAAGTGCCGGATGAGCCTAGCGAACGCATTGAAGAAGGTGGACGTGAGTATATTAATACACTTACTCAACGGCAGAAAGAGCAATTGTTAGGTGTGTATGGTAGTAGAGAAGTCGAGGCAGGGGTGTCATGGACTCAAAAAGCAAGGGCTTATAATGGTACAAAATTAGAAGGTCGCATAATTATCCCTGAATCATTGAGAAATCATATGATAGATGGTAAAATTAATATAGAAGAGTTTGCTAAACGACTGACAGATGAAACAAATGAGCAGTTTGAAGAAAGAATATGGGATTATATTAAGTCGCCTTTTTGTAAAAAGGAATTTACAGCAAGGCAAGAGTTGCATTATAAGTTTTCCGATGGATATCAAGAAGGGAAAAGCTACTATAGTAGTGAACTAGAGCTGTCGGAAATAATTAGGGCACTTTATCTTGGAAAATTGCAAATGACATTGAAAGGGGATTGGAGTAAAAAAGTAGCTATATTTTTGCCAAGGGCTAATGGTGTATTAATTAAAGCAAACCAAGAGTTGGTGGTAAAATATGCTACTGTACACTTATCTAATAGAGGGCTCCATGTTATACCGAGAAAGGATGATATAAAATGATTAAAGAATCTGAAATAGAAAAGTATATGGGGCGGATAGTTAGGCTTATTGGGGTTGAAGGAACAGAGCTTGAAGGTCGCATAATTAACATGGAAGGTAGTAACGATAGCGACAACGGACAATATTGTCTTGTTTTACAGGTTGATGGCAAAAATACAGAATATGGAATATATCAAAATGAAATACAATCAATTGAAGTTATTGATTAACCGCTTACTTAGGTAGGCGGTTTTTTCATGCCCTGTGCAGTGTAGCACACGGGCATTTTTTATTGGTAAAAACGGTGGAGACCGTTTTATATATTTAGTCATGTATACGGAGGTTAACAATGACACTAGCAGAGTTATACACAAAACTCGAAGGATTGGAAAACGGCGGCGAATATGTATCGGCGATTAAAGCAGAGGTTGCCAAATTGAACAGCGAGGCCAAAGCCCACCGCGAGGAGAAAGAAAAGGCTACGGCCACCCTTGAGGTCATAACAAAAGAGCGCGATGGCCTAGCTGCTAAATTATCCGAAGTTGAATCGGCAGGGGCCGGCACAGACAAGGAAATGGCAACGCTCAAAAAGCAAGTTGAAGCCTTGACGAAACGCTCGGAAGAGGCTGAAAATGCACGTAAGGAAGCCGAGAATAAACGTATCAAGGCCGACATCCAATCGCAATTTGTGGACGCGTTTACTAAGAACAACGCAATGGATCCGCAACTATTCGCGCAAATGGCCGCCGACAAAGTAACAGTGAGCGAAGATGGCTCATATAGCTACATTAAGGATGACGGCACAACCGGCACTATTCAGGATTACGCGGCCGAATTTCTCAAGGGCAAGCCTTGGGCGGTTAAAAGTACGCAAAACGCCGGTAGCGGTGAATCGGGTGGGGCAAGCGGTGCGAGTGGTAACGACGTACAACAAGAATTTGAAAAGGCATTAGGAATTTAAAGAAAAGAGGTAAAAAATTATGGCAATTAACACATTGGAAATGGCTAAATTGTTTCAACAGTCTCTCGACAAACAAATGTTGGTCGGGGCTACATCCGGTTGGATGGAAGCGAACGCATCTCAAGTTAAGTACAACGGCGGCGACACGGTTCGCATGCCAAAAATCACTACATCCGGGCTTGCAACGTATAGTCGTGATGAAGGGTTCAATCAAGGCTCTGTAACCTTATCCTATGATGACTACAAATTAACTCAAGACCGTGGTCGTACGTTCCATTTGGACGCAATGGACATTGATGAATCTAACTTTGTCGCAAGTGCCGGCAATGTAATGGGCGAATTTCAGCGCTTACAGGTAATTCCGGAAGTTGACGCTTACCGTTATTCTCGTATTGCTGCACTCGCTAAAACGGCAAAACACGAAACAGCGGGCTTTACACCGACCGCCGCCAACATTTTGGCAAAACTTGATGAAGAAATTACCAACATTCAGGATATTGTAGGTGAAGATGTACCGCTTGTTATTTCTATGTCTACCCCTATCCGCAACATTTTAAATAGCGCCGATAAGATTGAGCGCTATATGTCTGTAACTGACTTCAAGGCCGGTGAAATCAATACTAAAGTACGTGCTTATAATGATATCCCTATCTTAGGCGTTCCTTCTGCACGCATGAAAACGGCGTATGTATTCGCTGACGGCAAAACTAGCGGACAGGAACAAGGTGGATTTAAAGCGGATGAAGCAGCAAAAGGCATCAACTGGATTATCATGGCAAAAAATGCACCTCTCGCCATCTCCAAAACTGACAAAGTACGTATTTTCACACCTGACATCAACCAAAAGGCGGACGCGTGGAAGCTTGATTATCGCAAATTCCATGACTTATGGATTCCGACCAACAAATTAGCCGGCGTATGGGTTAATACAGGAGCTTAATTATGGTCAGATTAGTTAGATTAAACGAGGTTCAGTATGTGCCATCTGAAAAGGTGGCACAGTACATTGAACAAGGCTTTATTATTGCTGAATTAGAACCACCTAAACCGGCTAAACCTGTTGAAGAACCAAAACCAGAAGAGGTTGAAGAACCAAAACCTAAACGCAGAACAGCGAAGAAAGCAGTTGAGGCGGATGAGTAATACTCGGGATGCATTTAATAAGCGGCTTAGATTGGCGGTAAGAGAGGCTACAGTTTTAGTACGAGGCAAGGCCCAAGATAATCACGATTACACCTCGCATTCGGGCGAGCTTGAAAAGTCGGTTGAAACTCGATTTATTGACAACGGGCTAACAGGTGAGGCGTACCTTGATACAAACATTGCCTCATATGCTCCATTTGTACATGAAGGCACGCCGGAACACGATATATTTGCCGTGAATAAGCGTTCGCTCCGATGGTTTGAAGGCAATGACGCTATATTTGCCAAATCGGTACGGCATCCGGGTTACAAGGGCGACCCATTTCTATATGACGCCTTGAAAAACAATAAAACTCGCATTGATGAAATATTCGCAAAACATACAGAAAGGGCGGTGAGCGACATTGCAAGCACTATACGAGATAGAGTCTATACGTTTAAGTGATGATTTGCTCGGCCAAAACATTACCGATGACATCATGGAAAAGGCTGAACGGTGGCTTGCTTATTTCGCCGCCACTCTTGATGTAAAGGTTGATGAAATTGTACCGAGTTTTGTTGTGGCTGAATTAATCACGGCTTATGCTATGCGTGAGGTGTGTGTTAAGAAATCATTCGGGGTGGGGGCTCCGGTATGGGCAGGTTCGGCTCAAAGCAAGAATGCGAGCTTTGATTATTTTAGTCAAAAATTAAAGTTCTACGAGGCAAAAATCAAAGACTTAGAAAATCGGATTACACCGGCTGACCTCACAGGCAATAAGGCGGGCAAGAACGGCTATAGGTCAGTCGAATTATACAGGGGGTAGGGTAATGTTATTCTATGAAGGACTACACTACATCGGCGACGAACTCGCGAATCGTTGCGACGATGTAACTATCGTATATGGATTTCGCCACCCTACAACCTTGAACTTATCCGAATCTAGCCAAGTCTTTAACATCTACCGCGATAGCGAGGACGAGGACTATATCAAAATGGCGGTTGCCTTATGGGTTAGAGATGATACCCCCGACCTTGATAGCGGTTATGCGAAACTCGCCGAATTAGAACGTCGCTTTTTTGATGCGATTCAAGCGATTAATGAGGAATTGTGGGCGTTACAGGGTGAAGGCTTGTTTATCGCTGATAACGTCCAATTATTAACGATTGAAGTAGGAACTACCGCAGGGGCAACGGAAAGTCTATGGCCTTCGTTTGGGTCAGAAACTAAGCTCAATTTGCGGATTTATAAACATAGGGAGGTAAGTAATGGCTGAAACGAAACTAACTACTACCACGGAAACAGAACCGAAAGGAGTAATGAGAACTATGACAACTGGAAAGAAAAAAGCGTTAGCACCGGCAACAGAAGCCGTAATGGCTACGCTTGGGAAGAATTATTTAATTTACATTAATACCGGCACCGACGAAACAACCGGCGCTGAATGGACCTTGTTAGGGGGTCAGCGCAGTGGCGACTTAAGCCGTAAATCTGACAGCATTGACGCATCTCATAAGGGTGATGACGGCTGGAAGAGCACGTTACCGGGTCTCAAAGAATGGAGCATTGACCTTGAGACCTTGCTCATGGTAAATGACGAAGGGTTGGAAGCGCTTGACGAGGCTTGGCGTGCGGGGCAACGGGTACACATCAAATTTGAATACCCTAACAAGTCTTACTATACCGGTTGGGCGTCTTGTACAGAATTGTCTATCGGTGCGCCACATGACGACGTGGCAACCTACAAGGGCACGCTTAACGGCGTGGGTCCTTTGTCTGAACTCAAAAAACCGTAAATGTATATAATGCTGACCGGCTATAATGTCGGTCAGCCTCTTTTTTAGGAGGTTTTAAGTATGAAAAAAATCGAATGTAATTACTTCGGTCAAGGTCAATATATCTATTTCAACATCTCTAGATTAGCACAATTAGAGCAAGCAATCGGCGTCAAGGCTATGGAATTAATCACAACCGTGCCGGGCTTAACTGAACTCTTACACGCCTTTTCTATAGGCTTAGCGCATGAACAACGGCAAACGCCGAATTGGTACGCTAATCGCATTGATGAATTATTGGAACAGGGCGTAACATTTGATGAACTTTCTACCGTGGTTTTGAAAGCCTTAATCGGTAGCGGTTTGCTTGGCAAGAAAGCCTATGCTATGGCGTTCCCGGATGAAGCAGTTGAAAGCGACAACGAAGAAGTAAAAAACTGAAACGGGGCGAAACGCCCCTATCATTTAGACAGTGGGTGCGAAAGGCTGAACCTATCGCATACGGAGTGTTGAATTTGAAGCCGTGGGAGTTTGAAGAATTAACGCCTCGTGAGTTTGATTTGATGTGTGAAGGGTACGAGGCGCGCATGAAAGAAACTGATGCACGGCTTGCCTACTTCTTCACTATGGCAACAAATGTACATTTAAAGGCTAGCGGTCGAATTAAAATAAGCGACATCATGAAGGAATTACACCCAAAATCAGCCAAGGAACGGAAACAAGAAGAAGAAGAATTTATGAGAGAATGGATAGCCGAAGGAGGTGAGGCACATGGCTGATACTAGAATTGCGGTAACGATTACGGCTGACGGATCAAATGCAACCGCCGCAGTTAACCGATTAAAACAAAGTTTAGGCACGTTACCGCAAGCAACCGGCGCGGCTGTTAACAAAGTGAGCGGCGCTCTTGGTAGCGGAATACAAAGCGCAGCCAATCGAGCCACCGCGGCGATTAATAACTTAAAGAATAGCCTTAAGGGCGTAACTAATGGCATATCAAACGTTATAGCGGCTACAGGGCCACTTGGCGCGGCTATGGTGGCCGGGTTTGCTATCACGCAAGTCGTAGAGTTTGGCAAGAAGGTAAGAGACACGGCCGATGCTATGGCGCTGACACGCTCGCGGCTCAATCTTATCAATGACGGATTGCAAACTCAAAGTGAATTATTAGGCAAGATACATGCGGCGGCGAACGCATCGCGCGGCAGTTATACAGATATGGCCTCGACCGTAGCCAAGCTTGGGATATTGGCAAAAAGCGCATTCAGTAGCACGGAAGAAACTGTATTTTTTGCCGAACAATTAAATAAGCAGTTTAAACTCGGTGGTGCATCGATTCAAGAACAGACCGCCGGGATGTACCAATTAACGCAGGCAATGGCGGCAGGGCGATTGCAAGGCGACGAATTTAGGTCAATTATGGAAAATGCGCCGTTATTGGCTCAATCAATCGCCAAAGAAATGGGCGTAACCGTTGGCGCATTGCGCGATATGTCAGCCGAAGGGCTTATTACCGCGGATATTATCAAGAATGCAGTTGCAAAATCAGCCGAAGAAACAAATGAGAAATTCAAGGCCTTACCTATGACATTTGCTGACATCGGGCAGCGATTAAGCGGCGACTTCTTATCGGCGTTTGATAGAGTACTTGCGAAAATCAGCAGTTTAACGACAAACGAAGGCTTTCAAAACCTTATCGAGGGAATCTCTCAGAGTTTCAATATTATGGCGGCCGTGGCTAGTGTATCTATCGACGTTATTTCGGCAGCTTTTTCGCATTTTAGCGCAATGACAACATTTAGCATAGAACAAACCGAAAGCTTATTGTCGATTATTACAGGTGTTGCCGGTGCATTCCCTATGATAACGTCGGCACTCTTAGGCGTGGCAACGTATGCCCTTTTAGCCGGTAATAATTTTACGATTATGGCGAGCAAGGCCGTTGTAGGTTGGGCGACAACAACAGCGGGTGTTGTTAAATCAACGGCGGCGGCTGTAGTGCATTATGGGGCTATGGCTATTGTCGGTACTGTATACGGTACATTAATGGCAGCACAGATTTTACTAAGTGCGTCCACCTATAAGACTATTGCGGCGGTTGTAGCCGATTCCGCAGCATGGGCTATTAATATGGCTCGAAAAGGTGCGGCGGCGGTTGCTATGGGGACGTTGAGAGTAGCACAATTGGCATGGAATGGCGTACAAGTCATAGGCCTTGCCCTTATGGGGGCATATAACGCAGCCTTAATGATTAATACAGCACGATTGGCGGCTCAACGCGTGGCGTCATTGGCAAGCAGTGCGGCTACGGCGGTTATGAGTGGCACTATGGCAGTGTTAAATGCTGTGATTAGGGCTAATCCTATTGCGTTATTGATTAGTGCGTTAGTGATATTGGGCACGACGTTTGCTGCGTCTGAAATCTCCGCGAACGGATTTAAGGCGACAATATCAAAGGTCTTTAACTCTATCGTGCACACAGTGGCATGGGGCGTAAATAAGGCCATTGAGCTTTTAAATAGCTTGATTAAAGGGCTCAATTGGGTAGGCGATAAAGTTGGCAAGTTGTTTGGGTTTGACTTTAAGGCTATGACTGAGATTAAGCCAATTGATCCGCAAGCAGCCGAGGATTTTGCCAACAAAACGGAAGAAGCGTTGTCAAAAATCACAAGTATGACGGTTGTACCTGATATTAAAATCCCTGATATCGGTGGCGGTGGAATGGCAGAAGGTGGCAAGGGTGGCCGTGCCGGTAGCGGTGGCGGACGTGCTAATAAGGCCGTCGAGGACGCTAAACGTGTTCATGACGCTATTGAAAAAGAATGGCTCGACATGTTCGCAACACGCGACAAATTAGTCGATAAGTGGTACCAAGACGAACGCCAAAAATTGGAAGAATCCAAAGGAAACAATGAGCATTACACCGAGGATTTGACACGGTTGAATGAAATCTACGCCAAAAAACGCCGTGATGCGCTTAGAGAAGAGGCGAACGCCATTCGTGAAGTGCAGAACACTGTCAGAGATTTAGCCGTTGAAATGAACGAAATGACAACGCTTAAGGGACTCGAAGGTTCAGCCAAGATATTTGCTGATTTGGAAAACGAGGCCGACAGGGCAGTCAATGCAATCAATGACCGATTTGACGAGTTAGAGAATAAATTTGCGGAAATGAACGCACGTCAAAAACAAGCGTTTATTGATAGCATGAACGCTAAGGGAATGAGTTACACGCTCTCCGATGATGGCAATAGCATCTCGCTCGCTGAACAGAGGGCGGCGCAAACTGTTGCAGTGTATCAAGATATGCAACGTCAAATCAATGAAATCAGAGCCCAAGGCAAGGACTTCATGGCTGATTTAGATGCAGTCATGAACGCTCAACACATTGAGGCGTTTATGAGCATGCTTGAAAGTGAAGAATTTGAGCGTGTACAGTCTTATGAGCGTCAAAAGGAATACATGAATGAGTATTTAGAGGCTACAAAGGCGGCTCATATGGACGCACAGGACGTCATGAGAAATACAAGCCTTGCGGCCATTGATTCACTACAGGATAGCATTAGTGGCATATTACAAGGCACAACTTCCCTTGTTACAGCGTTTCAAAATCTCGGCAAGGCGATTATTAAGAGCGTAGCCGATATGGCGGCTCAATTGATCGCGGCACAATTAAAACAAGCCTTATTTGGCAAGCTCATGATGACGCAACAGACTGCCATGGCAACGGCTGCCACGCCTTTATGGGCGGCACTTGCTAAGGAAATGGCAATGGCGACATGGGGTGCCAGTGCACGCGTCGGCATGGCCGGTTATTTAGCAGCCAAAGGCATGGGCTCATTTTCTAGTATTGGCGGCGACATGGGGAGTATTGGCAAAGTCAACACTCGCTCATTGAGTGGGTTTGGCGGTCAATATATGGCAAGTGGCGGATATGCATACGGCCCAACAGTGGCAATGATTGGCGAAGGCCAATACCCTGAGGCCGTATTACCACTCAATGAAAAGGTATACTCTGAAATTGGCGAAGGCATCGCTAGAAGTGAAAATGGCGGCGGTAATGTTACTTTGCACATCACAACTATGGACGCAGAATCCTTCATGTCTTGGCTTAGCTCAAAAGGCGGGCAAGTTATCAAACAATACTTATACGACGGCAATCGTGAATTTACGGCTGAAACGGGGGTATGGTGATGAAGAAATTCCCGGCAATCAAATCCCTCGAATGGAAATCAACAAAATCGCAAAAGTGGAATACTATTGTCAAGACGTCGGGTGCGGGCAAAATCCGTACTCTGACTACTTGGCAACGGCCACAATACACAATCACAACGGCGTTTGCTTATTTGACGCCGGAACAATATCGTGAGATTATGGGCTTTTTCGCCTCGATAAAAGGCGGACATGAACCATTCTTATGGCTTGACCCCGAGGACTACGAGGAAAAGGGTATACAACTCGGCACAGGTGCAGAGGGCAAGTGGCAAGCCGTGCGTAAATTCGGCGATTACCTCGAGCCGGTGGAGCACATCGAAAACGTTACGCTATACGCTGACGGCAAGCCGATAAGCATTGCCCGAATCGATAAGGGCTTAATTACTACAAGTCAGACTATAAGCCCTACGGCGGTTATTACCGCCGATTATACCTATTATTGGAAGGTAAGGCTAAGCGGCGATGAATTTACTGCGGAATTAGTCTATAAGAATATTTATAAGTCTAAAAGTATGAAGTTGGTGACGGTACAATGAAACAAGTAAGCGAAACACTATCGGCACATTTGAATAATGAAAAGTCATTCTTAAGCTGTGACCTCTATGAGTTAGTTTTGAAAAGTGGAGTATTGTATTATTGGGCGGTTACTGATACCGATGTTAAGTTGGGCGGTAAAACCTACCGCTCAAACGGTCCGATTATTACTCGCAATCAAATCAAGACAAGCTCAACCGTGTCAGTGGACAAGTTAACTGTAACAATTAACTGTACTCTCGACGATAAAATCGGCGGCGTGCCTATTATGGCGGTGGCTCATAATGGCGGTTTTGATGGGGCTACTCTTAAACTTAGACGGGCATTTTTTAACGCTAAGGGCGTGATTGACGCTATCGACCTATTTGAGGGCGTTGTTGAGGTTAAGAAGGGCGGCGGCTTGACGTTGCAACTCGATGTTAAATCGACAGTGCAAAAGCTCAATGTTGAATATCCGATACGTCGATACTATCCGCAGTGCCCTTACTGTATTTATGACGCCGATTGTGGCGTTGATATTAATAAATACCGTAAACGGGTACGAGTTACCTCTGTTATTGACGCTCATAATGTGCAATTTAACACTACATTTAGTAATGGGTATTATGACGCCGGCGGCATCGAATGGCTTGACGGGGCATTAGTCGGGCAAGTTACTCAAATCATGCGTAGTGCCAACAATCGCATTATGTATATGACCGCCTCTGACGCCATGCCACAAATCGGCAACGAGGCCTATATATATCCCGGCTGTGATAAGACGCCGCAAACTTGCAAGGATAAATTTAACAATTTCAATCGCAACAGGGCGACGCCGTACGTTCCATTGAAGGAATCCATACGATGAAACAGGGCGAATTGATTGCAAGAACCGCCCTCACATGGGTAGGCACGCCATACATGAATTATGCTATGGTAAAAGGCCGTGGCGTTGACTGTGCTCATTTAATTCTAGGGGTACTCTTAGAATCGGGCTTATTGCACGATGGAGATTTAAGGATAGAGCAATACTCGAATGAGTGGCACTTGCACCGTTCAGAGGAAAAGTTTATAAAGCACATACGAAAAATCGCTTATGAAGTGGATAGCCCACAGATAGGCGATTTTCTATTATATCAATACGGGCGATGCGTCAGTCATGGAGCTATATTAGTCGCTCCGGGCGTCGTTGCTCATGCATTTGTCGACCAAGGCGTGATTTTGTCGAAACTCGATGATGTGCTATTTTACGATGCCAAAGGCCGGCACCGGTTACGGCATATTTACAGATTTAACGGAAAGGGGGAAACCTAATGGGCTTTTTATTCGGTGGCAAAGGAACCACCACAAGAGCCGATAAATTGGGCGACTTTCAAATCAATAGTGCCTCGTATGGCGAAGTAGTGCCCGACATCTTAGGAACTACTCGCGTTAGTGGCAACGTCATTTATTGGGATGACTTCACGGCTCACGAGCACAAGCAAACGCAACGAGCCGGCAAGGGTGGCGGTTCAAAGCACACCAACATTACTTACACTTATACGGTGGCGGCTGCTATTGCCTTATGCGAGGGCCCTATTCAAAGCGTTGGCAAGGTGTGGGTTGACAAGGAAGTATTTGATTATCCTAACCCAAACATCCAACTTACATTATTCAGCGGATCACTTGGGCAATCTCCATGGCCGTATGTTGTCGGTAAGCACCCCGAAAAAGCGTTACCATATTCCGGACTTGCCTACATGGCCGGCGTTGTTGACCTCGGCGACCGTGGTAGTCTACCGAATTACAATTTCGAGGTTCGTGGCAAACTCTTAAACACCGGCGACGGCGTTGATGTTAACCCAGCAGACTACATTTTGCATGTGCTTAAGAGTGCCGGCATGGGCGACGTACAAATTGACGGAATAGACAATTACCGCCGATATTGTGCGGCGGCTGATTTATTAATATCCTCACCGCCGAGCATGTCAGCCCAAAAGGCTCAACAAATCATCAATGATATTGCGGACATGACAAACGCCTATCTATTTTGGTCTAACAATAAGCTCAAAATCGTACCATTAGCCGATGAGGCAGTGGGCTCATGGAGCCCGGACAAAGAGATTAAATACGACCTCGGCATTGATGACCTTATTCCCGGCTCAGACGGGCAGTTGGTATTGTATAGCCGAAAAGATAGTAGCGAGTGTTACAATCAAGCAAGTGTCGAATTCATCAACCGTGCCAACAGTTACGAGAAAGAAGTCGTATCATTCGAGGTGGTTGCAGACGTCCAACGAAACGGACTTAGACCGGCAAGCGTTAAGACCGCTCATTATTTGTACAGCAAGAAAAGGGCGATGTACTTAGCTGAACAGTTAGCCATGAAACAACTATACGCCAAAAATCAGTACACATTCCGCCTTGATTGGGCGTTTTGCCGATTAGAACCGGGCGACCTTGTAACCTTAACCGATGAGATTTGTCAGTTAAATAAGCAAGTTGTAGTTATTACGGCGGTCAATGAGGCAAATGACGGGCAGTTAGAAATAACCGCCGTTGGTAAACCGCCGGGCACCTATTCACCGGCTAAATACGACGTGCATGAGAATGAACGGCCATTTGTTGATTACAATCAACCGGCGCCAAGCATAAGCAAGTTGTCAGTTATCCAACCACCGGGCGATATTGCCGGCGATGAGTTATTATTAGCTGTAACGGCTCCTAACGGTTGGGGCGGTTGTAATATATGGGTATCCGATTCAGGCACCGCCTACAAGCAAATAGGCACGTTAAATCACAGGGCACGCATTGGCTCATTGGTTAGTGGTTTGACTGATACAGGCACTACTTGCACGGTGAAGATGTCATACGGTGAACTCAAAAGTGGTACTCATATCGACGCCGAACGAGGGAATACCGTATGTTGGCTTAACGGTGAGTGTTTATCGTACGAAACCGCCACACTACAGGCTAACGGCAATTATGTATTATCCGGATTAGTAAGAGGGCAATATGGCACTACCGCCGTATCTCACAACGCGGGCGAAGAAATCATACGCCTTGATGAGGCGTTATTCCGTGCCCCTTATCGAACCGAGGACATCGGCAAGCCGATTTACATCAAATGTACCTCAATGAATATTTTTGGCGGTCAAGAACAAGATTTAGCCGATGTAGAGGCGTTTGAATACACGATTAAGCCCTATTATATCCCCGAAGTTAGTAATCTCACGCTATACACTAAATACTATGATTTAGGGCAAGGGGTAAAGAGTTATGACGTTGTAGCAACCTACAAACCGCCCAATATCACGAGTTTTGACACCGCCGAAGCGTGGTATCGAGAAAGTGGGCAATGGCAGTACGGCGGGAACGGTAACGGTCAAGTTATTATCAGCGGTTGCGAACTCGGTAAAACCTATGATGTTAGAGTACAGGTCAAAGACGTACACGGCAACTACTCACAGGGCGTCATTAAGTCGATTCAAGTAGTCATGAAATCAGAAAAGCCGAACACCCCTCAAGGGTTTAGGGTAAGTTTTAGCGACCGTGCCTATTTTAATTGGCTAGAGGTCAGAAATGCCGATGTAGACTATTATGAATTGCGGTCAGACTTGAATGTTGGCACTGATGCCGGTCTAATTGGCAGAAGCAACAACACAACCTATAGCACTGATTCACTCACCAACCGTCAAGGCACTATTTACTTGTATGCTCATAACCCTATCAAGGGATATAGTGCACCGGCTGTCTTAGAGTACAACGTACCCGTGCCGGTTGAGCCTGTTATATCAGCGATTACCCCGCGTTTGGGCGGCGTAGCGGTTGCGTTTGGCTCAATTCCAAGCAGTTGCAAGGGTGCCAACATCTATATTGACGATACAGTCTATTTTGTTACATCAAACTCGGCATTTATTGCATTAGACGGCGGTGTTTATGGTGTAAAAGTGGCGTACGTTGACCTATTCGGTGAAGGTGCTAAAACTACCGAACAACTCGTAACGGTTGAGATTAAAATCGACGCTAGTTTGATTGAAAACTTGAAAGTTACCGACGAAATGCTAGACGAAAGTATCAAGACTGAACTTGATAAATTAGACGGTTTAGACGGTATTCAAACAAGGGTACAACAAACCGAGAACAGTATCACGTCAATCGTTGCAAACTTGTCGGGCAGTCCTGCAAATAGTACTTATAGTGCGATTACTCAACTCAATCAAGCTATTGGTTTGAAAGTTGGTAGAGGTGATGTAGTATCGGCTATCAATGTCAGCCCTGAAACAATCAAAATAGCGGGCAAATACATTCAAATTGACGGCACTACTCAATTTAGCGACGGCGTTATCGTAAATCGCATGTTATCGGCTAAAACTATTTCGGCGGATAAGCTTAACGTATCATCATTGAGTGCCATAACGGCAACTATTGGCACATTACGCACGCGTACAAGCGGTGCCCGTGTTGAGATTAGTGATAACTTGATTCAGGTATTTGACGCAAATAATCGATTGCGAGTGAGGATGGGCATATGGTAATTACAATCTTGATTTTAATGCTTGTTATTGGCTTATTAGTGTATAGCAAAAGGAGAAAGAAAGTGCCCCAAGGATTGAAAGTATTTGATGAGAATGGCAATACTGTTATTGATTTGACTACTAATTTAACGTGTGTATTAGGCGTTAAAACATACTCACAGAATGAAATTAATAATTTTGTTCGTGCGCATGGGCGTAATTCAGGGGTAGTATATGACACCATTACAGTAAATATGCCCGCAGGCTATAGATTATGGGCGTATTGCATTTGCCCTAGATTTGACTACTTTTTAGGCGAACAAACTATTGTTGCTATTGTTTCGGGGAATCAAATTAATATACTGGTTAAACGTGACGGCGAAGGCAATAGTACTGTTGTTTGGGGGATTTATTAAGGAGGGCTCATGAGCAATTATATAGAGGTAAATAATGAATCGGGCAAGGTCATTATTAATGATTCTTTTCAAATGTTTTCTTTGATTGAAAAATTTAATTACAATCTTAATCACTCATTTGCAATAAACCCAAGTAGAGAATTATATGCGTTCAAGCCTAATAGACCCGATATCGTTTTCACCGCTGATATAGGGAATAATGGCAATAGTACATTTTTCGCCCCTGCGGTGCTTAGTGATGAATCAATTGCAAATCAAAGTTTAGAGTGCTACAAATTTGGCTTGCAAGCAAAATCAACGAATTTCGGACTCGAAGTATTTAATGAAAACGGAAATCAAATATTTGCGAGCCAATTGAATTATATGAAAGTAATTGACTTTATCTCTGTTGAGGTTAGGGACATGAGAGATAATGCGTTTATCCGAAGTTATGACAGAAGAATCGCCGTGGTTCCTATTTCTGTGCCGTTTTATTATGTATTTGACGGCGATGATGAATTTGCACAAGATGAGCCCTATCACATTGATACAATGGGGCTGTATTTCCCTAACGAAAACACTATTTCAGTTAGATTGATTGAAAATGTCAACAATGATGTAGGCGTATTTATTTATAACGTGAATGACAATTACCTTTTGCAACTTTTAGTTATTGATGCAACAGGCTTATAGGAGGGCAATTATGAAACGTACATTTATTACTAACGGTAAAATCACATACCCACAAAATGGGCAAGCGTTAACTGCATTTACATTTATTAATCAGCAAACAGGGGATATGTTTAATATCTCCACCAATGACGAGGCGGAGGCTAATAGCATTGATTATGGGCAAGAGGTAACTATTGAGGTTACCCCAACCGATAACCCAAAAGTAACCCCTATTATCAGCAAAGGGGAAGAATAGGAGGTAAGCTATGAAGAACGGAGTACCGGAGTACGACCTCGAAATTAATCAAGGTGATGACTTTTATCGAACCATACAATTCTCGATGGGTGATAAACCTTTTGATATTACCGATTGCACGTTTAGATTCGGCGGTAGGTACAATTTATCAAATAAAAAGCTTGATTTTACCGGACAAGTTGAGGTGTTGGATAGTCATACAATCCGTTTGCATATCCCTAACGAGGTAACCGGCAAGTTACAAGCCAATACAGACTACAAAATGCCGAAAAAAGCCTATTACGATGTGCAAATGATTAAGGACGGGTACGAACGGCGTATATTGCAAGGTGTGGTTAATATTTACGCCGGTAATGCTTATAAGGTTGCTATAGATACAAAGTAGGAGGTAGGCAAGATGGACCTTGCAAAATTCGAGGACATTCGCGTGAATGTAAGCGAGCCGGAGATACTGTCTCTTGACGTTAGCGAAGGTAAGGAAGTTATACAAGAACTATATGTAGCCGATGGTAAGTTAGGCATCACACACGGTAATGTGCTTGAGAAATTACCATATGATGACACAACCGACTTGAAAGCGCTCTATATATTAAGCAAAGGAGAAAACTAATATGGCGACTTTAAATGAAAATTTGAAAAGTTTTGCGGCAGCACTTGGCAACGATTATAAAGCCCTGAAGAGTTCGATTAGCGCAACTGATAACAAAATCGGCACTCTGGCAGGTCTTGAGACGACTAATAAGGGTGACATCGTAACGGCGATGAATGAACTCAAAGAATCTATTGTAGATGTGCAAGGCAAGGCGATTACGGAGGAAGCAGTGGATGTAAAGCTGTCTGCTAAACAAGACAAACTCACGCCCGGCAGTGGTATTACTTTAACGGGCAATACAATCAGCGCAAGTGTAGATTTAAGTGCATTGGCAACAATTGCAAGCGTTGATGATAAAATCAAGGTCGCTGTCAGCAAGTTAATTGATGGCGCGGATGCAACTCTTGATACATTTAAAGAAGTGCAAGACATGATTCGTTCTGACCAAACCGTAGCAAGTGCATTGGCTAAAACCGTAGGCAATAAAGTCGATTATGCTAACGCACAAACTTTGACCACGGCTCAAAAGTTACAGGCTTGCACTAATATCGGCATTGGCGACCCGTCTATTGATTTAGTCGCCATCTACAACACCGCAAAGGGGGCGTAATAGATGCTAATTGACTCATTGGTAAGCGTGCTAAAGGCTATTGGCAAGGATATTAAGACAATAGCTGATAGTGTTGACAAGAAGGCGGATAGTGCTGACTTGTCATCTAAGCGTGATATTAGTAATACTGAGTTTACTAAAAGTATAGCAGTAAAGGCGGATGATTATAGTGGTATTAAGTTATACAATACAGCAGGTGGTTACGCTAGACTTGAATGTGCACCTGAACACAATACTGGTATTATTGCAAGTATTATCAAACGTGATAAGAATGATGCCCTGAAGTATGTATTAAGCCTACCAGCAAGAAATGGAACACTGGCAACTACTGATCAAATTCCTGAAGGTGGACTAGGGAATGCACCATTTAGGCAAAATAATACATCAAATGCACACCTTATTAAAAACAACTATTGGGGATTATGGACAAGCACAGGAACACTTAATTCTGACTGGTTTACTGGTAATAAGACCCCTTATATTACCTTTGACGCTGGTGGAATTAAAATACGGGGTACTTTAGTACGTCATGTTGTAGACAGTTGGCACAACCCAGCGAACGGTGCCTACTGGCGTGAATGGAGTGACGGCTGGTTAGAAGAAGGAGGATACTGCCCTATTAGTGGTACACCTTCCATTGTCACAGTATCTTATCATAAACCGTTTAAAAATCCACCTATCATGACACTTACTGATGTGACAAAACAAGACACAACAGGTGGAGCTGATGTGTATAAAACTCCTACCACAACAAACTTTAGCGTCATATTAGTAAGGAATAATCGACAAGGTTTCTACTGGAAAGCGGAGGGGTATAAAGCATGATAGGAACTAAGATTTATAAAGATAAACTAAACAACTACACCGAGGTAGCCCAGTGGTGTAACGCCAACAACGCTACTATAGTCGAACGTGAAGACTACTATGAGGTAGTCCCAGTAGTAGAAAAATCGGAAGATGAACGAAAACGGCGCGAAACGGAACTTATGTATCGTCTAGAAGTAATTAAAAGCGGATATGCCGGAGCAGAATTGATGGGCACAGATAAAGAAACATTGCAAAGAGAATATAAAGCGACAGTTGAGGAGTTACTTAAACTACAGAAAGAGGTGGCAGAGTGAATTGGCAAGATTTATTAGCAATAGTCAGCATTGCAGCCATTATATTAGGTCTGATTGAAAGAGCCGCTTTATCCTCAATTACTGTTAAGTTGAATAATATTGAATCTAGTACAAATGATATTAAGGTCGAATTTAAGCAGTTGCGTCAGGATAGTCATAGTGCGGATAATCGTATTACTAAACTGGAAGAGTCTGTAAAATCGGTTCATAAACGTCTCGATGATATGCAAGAGCATTGCGGCAAAATGCATCTGGAGTGAGGGGTGGTATATGAATAAGCTAGTCAATAGAATAAAAGCCATATATAGCAATATACGCATTGCTAATATTAAGCCTACCGGCGTTCTAGCCACTAGGGCGTTGATAGGTGTGTTATTAATCCCTATAATTGTGGTTATTATGGCCTATGTAATGGCATTTACTGCCGGCAAAGTGACTGATGATAGTGGCCGTATTATTGACACCGGAATTAAGATTGTAGATCACATATTTATACCAACAGTGCTTACTGCTATCGTAGGGTTTTTAGCGCTTTGGATAGATAAAAACCACAACGGAATACCAGATAAGTTAGAAGATAATGATAATAAGCCACTCTAATTTCTAGAATGGCTTAATTATTAGATAAGGAGGTAAAACTATATTTAAATAAAGTGCGCCTATATTTAAATAAACTTTACTTTTAATTTGTAGTATGATAATATATGTATAAAGACAATCCCCCTACCTCTCCTAGTGAGCAGATTTATTCTGAGCGTAGGGTTTTTTTTATAGGAGAAAATGATGGAATATCCGAAACCGTTGACATTTGAAGCGTTGGCAGACTTGTTTAAACAGCGAGGCATGGAAGTTTTAGATAAAGATATTGAAAAGCTGAAACATATAAATTACTATAAACTAAAAGAATTTGCGCATCCTTTTGCTAAAACGCAAAAGATATAGAATAAAGTTTTTGTATCATATGAGGGAATAAAGTTTAGTGAAGTTCTTATGCGATATTATCAGGATAAGAATTTAAGACTTCATTTATTACATGCAATAGAAAAGATAGAAGTTTCAGTAAAAACTGAGTTGTCACATAAACTTGGATTAAAATATGGACCTTTTGGTTATTTATTATTTTATCAATGGGTTCATAGAGAAAAGTATTCATCATTCGAAGTAGAAGAAAAGCAATATAAGTTTAAAGTTAGTTTGCTTAAATCAATGAAAAGACAAAATTCTCCAGAATTTTCTAGAAAAGAAAATTTAAATAAAGATGGGTTTCCAACTATTTGGTTGGGAATTGATTTATTAACTTTCGGGGAACTAGTTATAATATTAGATTTATTGAATTCTAGCTTATTATCAGATATAGCTGCTAAATATAATACAACATCGGAAGAATTTTTATCGTGGATGAAATGTTTGAGTTTCATTAGAAACATATGTGCTCATAACGGAAATTTAATTGATGTAAAATTGAAAACTAAGCCAAAATATCGCAAAAAATGGATGTCATATTTATATCTAAGAACATCGAGAGATGGAAAACAAACATATCCAACTGATAGATTATCTATAGTATTATGTATAGTAATTCATATGGTTAATACGATTAATCCTAATTATAGGTGGAAAAATATAAAGTCTGGAATATTTAGTTTGTGTAGAGACTCAGAAGAAAGGGCCCATTTATTAGGCTTTCGAAGTTTGAAAGATGCAAAGAATATAATAAAATATATTTTAGAATAGAGCACTCTTTAGAGTGCTTTTTTTATACCCTAATAGGAGGTAAAACTATGAAAGTATTTATAAACCCCGGCCACGACCGAGTATATGATAGTGGAGCTATCAACCCGGTAACAGGAGTCCGTGAATGTGACATTGTTGCTAAAGCAGGTAAACTGTTAGCTGGCTATTTACAGACTGCAGGTCTTGAAGTTAGGACACTGCAAGATGATAGTTTAGCGTTGGTTTGTGCAGAGAGTAATGAGTGGGGCGCTGACTTATTTGTAAGTCTGCATTGCAATGCATTTAATACTCAGGCCCGTGGTACAGAGACGTATTATAAGTCATTTAATGGACAGAGGTTAGCCAACTTTATCCAGTCCCAGATTATCCGCAGCGTGCCTACAATAGATCGTGGTTGTAAAACGGGTAATTTATATGTCCTAAACAACACTGATACAGTAGCCGTATTAGTTGAGATGGCATTTATCGACAACATGGAAGATCTAGCAATTTTAGAGAATGATTTAGACAAAATGGTCCGGGCAATTGCTCGTGGCATTACTGACTATTGGACGGCTTAAAATAATTAATTAGGGGATAGGGATATGGATAATAAAAGAATATGCTATGTGCTTTATGCTGCCGTTGCAGTAGTATTGATTATTATTTGTACGGCATTTTATATTAACAGCCGGGAAAAAGTTGAACAGCCCAAAGTTATACCTCAAACTACTATGTCAAATCCAGTAGAGCTTGCTAAAGAAATTAAGGTTACACCTAAGCAAGCGTCTCAAATTGTAGAAGTGATACCTCAATCTAAGCCGGTTATAACGTATACAGTAGTAGCACCTGTAGTAGAAAAGGCTGCTGTTAAAACTGCTGAGGCAATTAAAAATAAATCACCGGATATACCAAAAGAAGCCACTGCTAATACTGATAGAACTGTTGTTGTACCGAATACTGAAAAACATAAGGTTGATGTTTACAAAATCAATCTTAACAAGGAACATAAAATTAAAGCCGGCGCAACGGTAATCAATGATAAGATATATCCATCTATCGGCTACCAAGCCGGGCGAGTAGAAGGGCTCATGCATTTTGATGGTTCAAAAATAAAAGGGGCTACAGTGATGTACACTGTGGTCCAATGGTGAAAGGTACGGTGATACGTTTATCTCGTAGCATATTGCGTTAAGTATGTGAAAAAGAAGAAAGCCCAAAAGGTTAGATAAAATCTAGCTTTTTGGGCACTTTTTTTGTTTATATTACTTGACAATACTGCGAATTCGTAGTACAATAAAATCATAGAAAGGAGGTAAACCAATGAAAAATAAAATAGAGCTTATAACGGCAATAATACAGTTGGTGACTGCGATATTATTACTGATACAAGCTCTAAAAGGTTAGCAAAAGGTGGTCATCGCAAGATGGCCACTGACCTTTACCTTAATATAAGTATAACACATTGGTAAAAAATATGAAAATGATGATTAACTGGATAGCATTGATAATTAGTATTGTTGCATTGTTAATTGTGATAAGTAAGGTGATATAATGAAAGTGATAGAAGAGGTAATGACAACGAAAGAAGCAGCACAAAAATGGGGAAAAGTACAGGCTGTTATTCAACAAAATTGTTTGGGACAAAAAGGGCTACCACCACGATTTACTGAAGATGAGTGCCGAAAGAGTGGCGGAACTTGGTTAGTTACTAAATCGGGGATGATTCGCTTATATGGTGAGCCTGTGGAGTGA